TCCTGAACTAATGACCGAACCTATTCCAGAACCATCGGAGCCACCGCCAGCAGTTGGACTTAAGTAATCCCCTACATTTACACCTGAAATAGTTACTTGGTCATAAAAGATACCACTTGAAGCACGTAGGGAGCCACTGGCCGTATCATTAGAGTTTCTAACTTCCAAGATATTTGCTTCAAGTCCTTTGGCTGCCGCTTTATTATTAAAAGTAATGGCGGCACCAAGTGTTATATTATTATCAGCGTGAAGTAGATTGGTAGCATTAATATTTTTGGCTTTTATAGCACTATAATCAGACACTGGACCATTCCAAAACTGTAATTCAGCAGAAGTAAGATTTTTCTTAATGATTACATCATTAGTATTACCACTTGCTCCAATAGCAATATTAGATTTACCATCAAGTATTACATCTTTGAAGCCAAGATTAGTTGCGCCTAAATCATAAGAATAGTTAGCATCGGGAATTATATCTCCAGATACTGCGCGACTATCCACTGGATTACCGCCTCCGGCTGCGCTCGCAATTCCAGATATAGTGAGCGTTGAACCTGCCACGCTGGTAACTACTGTGCCTTGACCAGCTACGGTTACATTGGCGGGATAAATACTGCTGCCTGATGCTGTAACCGCACCTATGCCTGAACCATCAGCACCGCCACCTCCAGCACTCAAGTAATCTCCGACCGGCACACCACTTACCCATAGTTGGCTTCCGGCTCCAACGTTAGTTCCGCTGGTAGTTGGTTTAGCAGCCGCACCGCTTGAAGCAAAAGCTGCCCTTAATAGGTATTGGGGATGGTCGTCGTCTCCTAAACCACTTAATGTTCCGTGGTCAGTTGCTGGTCCTGATGTAGCAATACCTGAAACAGTCAAAGTGGAGCCAGCCAAAGATGTAATGACTGTGCCGCGGCCTTCTACTGTTAAATCTGTGGGATATGTTTGAGTTCCAGAACTAATAACAGAGCCTATTCCAGAACCATCTGGGCTACCGGCACCAGTGCCAGCAGGTGTTAAATAATCTCCTACGGGGACACCGCTTACATACATTTGGGATGCGGCACCAACAGTAGTCCCTGACAGTGGGACGCCACCATTATTTCCAGACGCCGCAAAATCATCACGGAGTAAATACTGAGTATGGTCATCATCTGTGAGACCAGCAAGCCCACCGTGGTCAGTTGATAGATAATGACCTACCGGAACACCACTCACATAGACTTCGCTACTTGCGCCAATGACGGTGCCTGAAAGCGGGATGCTACCATCATTTCCAGAAGCAGGAAAATCATCTCGAAGTAGATACTGGGGATGGTCGTCATCTGTGAGACCAGTTAGAAGCCCGTGGTCACTTACACCACCTACGCCTAAATAGTTGCCCACGGGGATACCACTCACCCATAATTGGTTTCCGGCACCTACATCAGTTCCGCTTACGGTTGGTTTATTGGCTGCGCCAGAAGCGGCAACATCATCCCGCAGCAAATACTGCGTGTGGTCGTCATCGCTAAGACCAGTTAAAAGTCCGTGGTCAGTGACGCCGCCGCCTGCGGTTCCATTAATGGTGAGTGTGGTGCCTGCTACGCTTACATCGACTATTCCATTACCTTTAACGGTTAAATCGGTGGGAGTAATCGTGGTTCCTGATGCTATAACAGAAGCAATACCAGAGCCACCTGATGAGCCACCACCGCCGCCGCCGCCAATTTTATTACTTGAAATTTTACTCATTAGATATGTATCCCATATTTATAGGCCATTCCACGCTCAACGTCTAATCGCTGTGAGGCCGCTAAACCACTTGAATAGATGGCCACTTCATAGATGAAGCCTGTGTATTGATTACTTGAAACATTATTCAATATAACACTTCCGATGGTTGAAGTATTGGGAGCAATACTGCTAATATCGCTTCCTGACGGAGCAACTGTTACTTCGGCACCATCTATGTATAACTGTGTCGTGACGCCACTGGAAACCCAGGAAAAGACGTGCTTGGCTTCTGTGGGCGTTCCTGCTCTCACATCAACTGCTGTGGTTCCTTCTTTATACCAACGCAGTTGGCTCGAAATGATGCCGCAACGTAAAGACGGTGTAGTGGCCGCAGTATTACCCAGTGCGTATAAATTTGAGTTCACTAAACTCTGTGGGTTCGCAGCCACTATCACCGTAATAGGTTTATCATTTCCATTAAATATACTTGAATGTAGAACGGATGCTGTATTTAGATATTCAGTTCCGTCAAAATATAAAGCATTTTCTCCATTTGGAGCCTGACCGCTCGCAACATTTGGTCTTAATCCCGCTGTTAGTTGGGCGGTATCCTGTGCTTTTGGACCACTATCAAACCAATCCATAACACCACTTTCTCCCAAATTCTCGGGAGCCAGTTGGTCTCCAAGGCCCCAGAACTCAAGCGCTCCGCTCACACTTGCTTCATCGGCAGGCGTGCCATTTGAGACATCCACCAACCTATTAGGCGATGGTGGTCTAATGGTCGAAGTTCTTTTTTGGGCCAGATTGGTCCTAATGCGGTGCCAAGACACTATCTTAATTCCATTATGCGTGTGTCTGTGGTGCCAGTAACCAAAGTTACGCCATAAAGCGGCACATCCTCAGTTACGGCAAAAGAAAAAGTTTCGCCAGCAGCAATGCGGAAAAGATTACCAACATTAGCAGCCGAAACTACCATATTAGCATCAAATCCAATATAGATGGCATCGGTGGTATCTACATTTTGAACTGCTATCTCAACTCTATTATTCAGACCAGCGGTGAGTTCGGTAAGCGAGCCGGAAGCCACGGATAGCCCGCTGGTAGCACCAGCCGTAAAAGCTACACCGTAGAAATCGGTCTTACGCCCAGCAGCGCCTGCTAATCTACTCATCTTCTTTCTCCTTTTCGAGAATTTCTAGTTCTCGCTCTAATTCTAAAATTTCTTTGAGCCGTTCGTCGAGACGCTGCTCAATTTCTTCCAGTGATACTTCCATTATATCTGTCGCTCCTCAAACGCTAAAATCCATTATTTTTTAAGATTTTCTTGGCTTTTTGGGCTAAACTAATGGCTTTATCAAAATCTTCCATACGCTTTTCCATAAGCATATTGATTATTTCATCTTTATCTAATATCATAGCACGCAAATCAGATATTTCTTTTGACATACGCCGATACATTTGATAGATAATAACCCAAGATATCGCTAAGGCCAGTGTCCAAACGCCAAACTTATCTAAAATTTGAATAACCCAATCCATCATTTCTTCCTCATTCCATTATATTTCTTCAATATCTGGATAAGTTCGGGAGAAGCCGTATCCGTGGTTACCAAATTTCTATATTCCCACAGACCAGTTTCCGTAGGACTTTCTAAAATATGATATAGATAGTTGCGAATGTCTCGCAACGCTTCTTTCTTTAAGTCAATTTGCCGCGGTCTCAGTCCAGTTAGGACCGGGATAAGTCTCTTCATAAAACTTTCTTTCTTCCGCTTCATAGTGTCCTGAACGGCTGACCTAATAGCATCACCTGATAGTTGGTTAACTATGGAAACGGCGCGTATTCCAGGAACCATTCCAATAATGTTCCATACTGTCAGTTTGCGTCCCCGCCAGAATGAGCGACCTGCTATGAGTTGAATAGGCCCAGTGATGACAGGAGACGCCATTCCAAAGTCCTTTTCCAGCGTGCGGCGCGCACCCTCCTCAGAGCCAAAGATAGCCAGCGTATCCAAGATGTTAGAGACGCCGACGACGTATGTTTTGCCGTCAAACTTCATACGGATTTCGCTATTATCGCCGTGGCCCACCGTCTTTCTTAGTAGATTTATGATGCCTGGGCGTTCTTTCAAAGTTTTCAGAGCAGATGGAACTGCTTCCATAGTGAACTTACCAAAGGGGAATAGAGCGCGAACTGTTCTATCCGCACTTCCAAGTGTGCTATAATCATATAGGATTTCTCGCACTAAAATAGAAGCGTCAACTTGGTTCATACCCTGTTCTAAAAAGTGTTTCCACATAGTTAGGCGCATACCTGTCTCTACTGCCTGACCTGTTCCGCCAGCCAAACTGACGCGTTTACCGAGTTTGGTGATAATTTCGCTTGACGCAAATCCTTCAATAACTCCATACTGCTCTGCTATTTCCATAAAGTCTTTGCCGTTGGTAACCTTTTTGGTTATAGTCAAAGGTTCTCTTTTGGCGATATCACCGCCTATGATTTTCCAGCCATCTTCTTCTAATGCTTTGACAGCTGCTTTATATCCTGCCGCCGTCTTAGATGTTGGTTGCCAGAGCTTTTCTAACTGAATAGGCTTAATCTTAACTTTTTCAAGTTCATCCAGTTTATTAAATGAATGTGCCCATGCCAATTTTGATAACTTACTCAATCGAGTAGTTGGGCGTATATTACTTAATAAATCGAATAATTTTTCAAGTGGCTTGAGTTTTAACTTACTTGAGATTGATTTCAAGAGTTCTGGGACTACTGCTACTGCGCCATCTATGGCTGAAGTTAGCCCGACCAGTGATGCGCGTGTTCCCATTTCTATATCGCCGAACCTATGGAAGAGTGCCTGCGTAGGTGCCGAAAGTGCGTTTCTAATGTGGAAGCCAGGGAAGATAATTGGTCCTATGCCTACTGTTGATAGCGCTTTGAAACCGCCACGCTGAACCAAATTACTCTCTATGATGCTGCGTAAGAATTTGCTGTCCGTCCAAATCTTGATTGCTTTGGTTGGGTCTCCTTTTGCTGTCGCCATAGAAACACTCTTGATTAGAGATGGTAGCCCCATCCATTCGCGCGCAAATGCTTCAATGCCGCGCTGAATAATATTAGGCTTTTTAATCCCTATTCCCCGTTCGTGGCGAATAAATCCTTCGAGCATTCTATCCATCGGCAAGTCAAGTTTTGATACACTGGATATTTTTCTTGCTGCGGCTGTTCCAGGCCCTGTATTTCCAGGGATAGTCCGCGGCGATGTTTCTAACTTGATGTTATTAAAGCGTGCGTGTTTAGCGAACTTTCGACGCAATCTCCGTATCTTCAATCTAACCTGATGGAATGCTTTGATATCTTCTGGTGTGGCTGTCCCATCTTTAACGGCAGCCAGCAATTCTTCTCTCCATTTCTTGGTATAGTTGGTATACCTATTGAAGTCATGGATTGCTTCATCTAATGCTGGGTTTTTATAGGATTTAGGGCCAGCAAACTCACCTGTTGATGGTTTGATTGCCCCTCTCCGTAGTCTAATATTATTTTTCTTGAAGAGTTCAGACTTAATATCTTCTAAATACTTATTCTTCACCCGCGTTATCATTGATGGGTCAAGTTTATAGGTTTTAGCCAATTCTCTTCCAGTCTTACCTTCAAGTAAAAGACCTTTCATAATATCAGCGTTTCTACCTTTGCCTACTACATCTTCAATGGTGGCGGCAAACTCTTCAATTGCTTCCTTTGGATAGGTGGTTGGCTTACCAAGTAAAGCGTCCATAGCCTCGAATGGCTTTTCAAGATGGCGGCGTATTGCGGCATTTGCGGCATTATCTACTTCATTAAACAGGCCGTAATAAATCTTCTGTTCTCTGACGAACCGCGATGGGATTTTCTTGGCAAAAACAGCATTTCTTAACTTGATTAACTTATTATAGTGGACTTCAAGTTCTGCGGCTTTTTCAACATCTCCCGCTTTCTCTAATGCGTTGATGTCTTTCGCCATTGCTTCTAACTGAGAAATACCTACGCCTTTTCGGATGCCTGATTTAGAAGACTTGATAATATCTTTGATTTCTTCATCTAAATCTTTTATAATACTTTTTTGCTTACTTATACGGCTTGCTTCCGCCCCTCCCTTTTCGAGTTGGGTTAGAATTTTCTCTGCTCTCTTGCGTTTAGAGATAGCCAGGCTTAAATCGCCGCCAACATCACCCGACTTCATTGCTCTTTCTATTTCTTTAATAGCATATGATTTTTCGGCTTCGATAGCCATCTCAGGTCTTATTTTAGCAACATCTACGCCCATAGATTTAAGAGCCGCTTCAATATCGTCGGTTTTCTTTATCAACTTATCAAGATTTAATCTCTTGATTGCTTCTTCTGCTAACTTATCTTTCTCAGGGATTTTATCCAAGACATCCTGAATAGCCTTTGGAAGTTTAGTTTCGGCTAATGTTTTAGCCATTTCGGCAACAGACTGTTTGGGAGTTTCGACTAACTTCTTAAACCCTCTCAAAAATTCAGTAGAAGGTGGTCTAATCACCCGAGAGCCAAATTTCTTTCCTTCTCTGGCTAACTGCTCGGCTACATTCTTTGCTAAATCGGTATAGTCCGCCATTATTTCAACGGCTTTTGCTGTTGCGCGATTTCTAACTGCTACTTTGAATAAAGCCTCAAAGTCTTCCAGCATCTGCATTTTTTTGCTGACTAAAATTTTTGCGGTTGGTCCAAAGCCACCATTTTTGATAGATGTATTTAGCAGCCGTCTAATTTCGCTGACCTGTTTGCGGACATACTTAAACTTGGTAGTGTGGTGGAATGTTGGTCCCATAATAGGCTCAATAGCACCACCATCGGGAAGCATAGTGCTTCCTACGCGACGGACTTCTATGTCTGCTCGGCGCACCAAGTCCAAGTTATAGTTGATATACTCCATTTTACCTTGGAGAGTTTCCAGATACTTTCTCATTCGAGTTAGGTCTTCTCCGGCAATTAATGGTTGAACAGCCAAATAGGGATGAGAAATAACATCGTGGGATAGTCGCAATCCACCGAGATTATCCATCTCCCATTTTAGCATAGCGGCGGTATCTGTTGATTGAACGCGTAAGTGAAGTAGGTTTTCATACTTTTTAACTTCGGCGCTGTTCTTCAATCTTTTTTCATAATCAAAGAACTTCTTTTGAGCCTGACCGAAAAAGCCCGCATCCTTTTCCATTTTTTCAAGTAGGTCAAAGGCGCCCTTTTCAACGGCGCGTGCGTGCTTATATGCTTTCTTCAATTCTACTTGCCTAATAAGATTGACCCACGCCATTTTATGCGTTTTGTCGGCAAACTGCCCACGCTTCACCATTTCGGTAGTTAGGGATTGCGCGAACGCCATATCAGTCTTTGAAACTTCGGCAATCTTCTTATAGGCGCGCTTTATCGCTTCTGGTGTTCCTTCTGTGGTGCGGAAGATAATTTCGGTTAGGACGGCCTTCTCTTCTTTTTTGAGTTTTCTCCCTAATCTCTGCTCGACATATTTGGCGTTTGGTGTTCCAGGCCCATAATGTGGTTTATCTAAATCAGCACCGAGTTTTTTGATTTCTGCCTTTACACCATCTATGGCTGTATTTACAGCGGCCTCTTCGCCAGTTTCCAAAGCGTCAGAAAGTTCATTCAGTTTTCTGCCGAGTGGTTTCAACTGTGGATGTTGGTAAAGTGTTTTGATGGGTGCGTCAGGGAATAATTCGCGCGCTGCTTTATCTGCTTCTCTATAGACAGTTTTGGCGCCAAACTCTAAATCTTTCTTCAAGTCAATAGGACGCCCTTTTAATTCATTTTGCGTGCGTATTAGGTCTGCTTCAAGTTGCGCTCTTTCAATCTTTCCTAAGTCTGTTTTATTCAGTCTCTCCCTAATATTATTGGCTTTGCTTTCAAGAGTTCTGCCGCTCATATTCTTAAATAGGTCGGGCGCTTCTTTCTTGCCCTCTAAACGTTTCATTATGGTCTGCTTGAGTTTCAGCATCTCATCGGCTGTAATGGGTTCAAGAGCCATCTCGCTTGGTTTGACGCCTGCTTTAAGCGCCGCATCATAGCCGCCCTTTGGAACGCGCACTATAAATGGAAAGTCATTTTCGCGCAGTTTTCTTAACATCCCAATAGTTACATTTTTCAGCGGCATTTCTTCAAAGTCATCAGGCCGATATTTAGGCGTGCCAGGACCAAAGCGCTTGCCCTGTTTCTGCTCCGCAATCGAGTCTTTGAGTTCGTGTTCCAACTCTCCTATCTTTTTGGAGATTTCTTTACGCTGCGGGCTAAACTTATCCAGCGCCTTATACTCCTCTGATAGTTGGCGTATCTCGCCCTGAATAACTTGCGGTGCGCGCAGTTTAGATAGATTTGCGGTTTCTTTTCCTGCTCCACCAACTAACTTCTTAATACCATCGCGGATAATGCTGGTTAGGCTATCCATTTCGGCTACATGCTGGAATGGTTCCTGTGATAGTGTTTTATTTATTTTGATGATTTCAGCAAGACGCGCTGTGGCTCGCGTAATCTCTCCATAGGTTTTACCTTCTGGCGTGTGTATTCCTGCTTTCTTATACTCATCATAAATCTTATTCGATAGAAAAGAATCGCCGTATTTCTGCGCATCATTGGCTTCACGCCAAACTTCGGCATCTCCTGCGTTGAAATGTGGTGTGCCAGGGCCTTTATGCTCTTTACTTCTAAACTGAATTTCTTTATCTTTTAATGTTAATTTTTTGGCTGGGGCAGTAATATTTAACTGCTCGCCAAGATTTGGAAGTTCGGCTTCCATCTCTTTAACTTTACTTAATAAAGTTTTGCCGTCTGGAATATTTTCAATTAAATTAGCAAGTTCTGGCTTATCGGTGGCTCTTAACGCAGTAGCCAATCTTTGCTGGAAATGCCGCGCCACTTCTGGGTCACGCAACACATCCGCTCTTTCTTTGATGTCATTTATGATGCTACCAACTCTTTCCATAGTTGGTTCGAAAGTTTGCGCGCCTTCTTGAAGTTGCGGAACATTAAAACGCCAAGCCTCAATAGCAGATGATAATTTGGTGCCAAGTTTATCTTTGCTTTCATCGATTAATCTATTTAGCGCTATATCTTTATTTCTATTAACCGATGTGCGCATTAATGTCGCTGCCTGCTCCTCCTCAATAATAGGACCAATGTTTCCTAACTCTTCAAGTTTAACACCATATTTATCAGCAATCTTCTGTATCTCGTGTTTAACTAAATCATTCAGGCCTTTTATGGCGGAGATGGTCTCACCCTCGGCATTTAAGAGTTCAAACGGATGTTCGTGGAGCGTAAAATATCTAAACGCTGTAACGGGTTGACCAGCATCTAAATACTTTCCCAAAAGTTCATTAATGAAAGTATGTTTGATGCGTCCTGCTGGGTTTTTAGCCACATCAATCGCATCATTAATAGCATTAATAATAACTCTACCATTATCATTAAAAGAATATCCTTGGAGTGCTTTGCCTTTTTGAGATATACCAGCCAAACCTTGAAGTTTTCTTTCAATTTTACTTCTTGCTTTACCAAACCATTCAGGCATACCTTCCATAGCAATTCGGTTGGCTTCATTAGCAATTTCAGGCGTATAAATGGTCTGCTTAATACCTACTTCATCCATCTTTTGCTGTAAGAAATCAACTACTTTTTTACCATAAATATCAGCGTATTTTTGATATTCTTCAACTGGAATAACTTTGCCGTCAATAGTAAGAGCCTCAATTAAATCACGCTGTGCCTGCTGGTGAGAGCCTGCTAAGTCAATGAAGTAGCGGTGTGTCAGCCTGTTTCCAATCTCAGTCTCTGCTTTATTCTTCGAGAATGCTTTTGCTGTTGCGCGCCCTATGGGACCAGCCACTATATTCTTCATTAGAAGGAATGGGGGCAAATTATATGTAAAGTCAGATAGGGCGATGCGTCCAGGGCCACTTCGGGCTGTGGTTAAAACTTTCAGGTATTTAGATAGGCCGCTAAATAAGCCTTCCAATGCTGGTCCAGCAGTAGGTATTTTTCCAGCAACTTTTCCTGTTTTGCCGAGCAATTTAGCGATGGGTTCAGAAGCAATTCCAACAGGAATACCTTTACCAAGAATAGGAACTTCTTTGCTGAACTCTAATGGTGTTATCAGCCAAGATAGCGCAGAGCGCAAACTTCTTCCACCAGTTAGTTTAGGCACCAAGCCAAATAGGTCAAGTGATAGAAGGGCCGCAATCTGGTCGAAACCAAACGTGGTGCCGCCAGCGTGAAATGCTGGCTTGATAATGCCAGGAATAGCAGTTTTACTCGAAAGTTTCTCAGCCACATTGCTTACTAATTCTTTACCGGTAGGCTTGAGACCTTCTCTGAAAAGTCTATCAACATCTTCTTTTAGGAGTTCGGCAACTTTGGCGCCCATTTTGGCCGTATCTTCGCCGACAATCCCTAAACTTTTAGCAAGTTGCGGCGTGCGATATTTGACTAATGCGTGAGCTGTGTCCTGTAAAGCAACCTGTAAGCCTCTCTTGATTTCTGAGACACTCTCAATGCCTTTGCTTCCTGCAGCCAATACTTTATCAAGCATACCTGCCGTTTTAACGCCCACCTTTTCAATGGCGTTGGTAGGCAGTCCCACATAAAGAAGTGGGTCAAGAAAGATGTCGGCAAGCAATCCCCACTGTTGGTCATCCTTTTCATCTATCAAAAGATTATTAGGGGCATAACCAAGTGTTGCTAATTCAGCGAAGAACTGTCCTATATTGGCTACGGCACGGCCAGGGTGTCCAGAAAGTAAATCTTGAACACCTTTAGTGGGTCTATTTAAGACGAAACCTAAATTACCTAAGAAGCCCTGAGAATAATGAAATGGCTCAGGTTTAGATGCTTCTTCTATGGAAATTGGGTTATTTAGAAATGTTTTAGGCATTTTGCTTCTTTGGATTTAAGATATTTTCTACCGCATCAGATGTTTTCGTAAGAGCGGAAGGTATTTTTCCAGATATTAATGCGCTATAATAATATCTAATTCTGTCTTGAATTCTATTTTGAATATCTGCTTTTGCTCTATCTGGATATTCATCTAATACTTTTTCAGCAACTTTATTCCAAGCGCTAATAACTTCTATTGGATAATAACCACCATTCATCACAGTATCAATCATCCTATCAATGGCCGGATAAATTTGCTTTTTCATTAGGTGGTCACCCTGCATAGTAGAGCCATATAATATTTTTTCTAAGTATTTTTCATAAGATGGCATAAGTGGTAATATACTGGAACCGCGTGCTGCAAATTTACTTCTATAACCTATTTGATTATCTAATACCTTTAATAATGTATCGATTGGTTTTCCTGATTGAACCAACTCTAATACCTTTTCCCCACTATTTGGACGTTGAAAAGTCATCATATCATCTTCTGAAAATCTTGGAAGTTCTGTTAAAGTAGAGAATGTTTTTTCTAATGCCTTAGCAGTATTATCACTTACGCCGCGTTCTTGAAGTTTTTGCGCTATTATTTCTTGCGTATCTATTGGTTGGTCTGGATTTAAGTTTTTCAACTCTTCTCTCATACCTAATTTATCAATAACAGCCTGGGTTCTTTTTTGCTCTGGTGTTAAATCTGATTCTGTATTGACACCTGCCTTTTTAAGGTTCTTTTGGGCTTCGGCCATCAATGCTTTAATATTCACTTTATCTATTTCACCAATACCTGCTTGAATATCGCGTGCTGTTTTTTGCTCTTTGCGTAATGTATCCGCATCTGCTATACGCTGTGTTCTATCGACTTCTTCACCGTGAACCTGTCGCCGCAGCATATTTAATGCTCTTTTTCTGGCTGCCGCATATTCGGGTGAAACAGGTGCTGCTGGATTTAAGATAGCATTAACATCTGATTCCGCATAACCTGGTTCTGCGTTAGGCAAATTTGGCTTATAATATCCTGGGTCTGATGGTCTTATGCCTTCGGCAGTAAAACTATCTCCGCCAAAAGTAGGTCTCTCTACTGGTAATGCCGCTCCAAACGCAGCCATTCTTTCTGCTTCGCTTGGCCCTGTCAAAGTGCGCTTCTTTTCAAAGGCAGACATAGCCGCCCGTAGCGGAACACCGGCTGAAATGTCAGTTACCACTTCTCTTGGAAGCACACGCCGTTCAGTTGCGGCGATAAGTGCGGACTGATTATCCATTCCATCGCGCAATCCTTGAAGCAACCGCTGATAATTCACCGATGTATGCGGCATAAGTTCGGCACCAGCATCAATAGGAGCCGTAGGAACTTGGGTGCGAGCAGCAATATCATTTAGGTTTGGTCCTGCCGCTGGCGGGGTGGCTGGCCGCCCAGCGAGCACATCTCCCATACTTCTTGAGAGAGTAGGCTGTCCGCCGAAAGGAATTTTGGCCGCCATTCTCTTATCTTCGCTATAACGCTGTTGAAGTTTTCCAAGTAAATATTTTCTAACAGAGACTAACTTGCTGGGGTCACCTTCGGCTAACTTATTTGCCGCTTTTTGAAACTCCGGCGAAGCCATAATAGCATTAGGGTCAAATTCTGGATAGGGCATTAGGCTACTCCTGGGAACATTGATTTATACAGGTTTTCAACCAAATTCGCCAGCACATTTGGGCTTATTTTAGACTGTTTAGGTTTCTTGGGTGTTTCCTGTTTAGATGGTTTCTCTTTTTGCTTTCCTGGAAAAGCATAACTGGCCAGCATTCTTGCGCGTATATTTGATAGGCCTTGCTGGTTTTCTTTCAGTGCTTCTCTGGTAGAAAGAACTGGTCTTCCTACGCTCAAGCGATGTATTGGGTCAGCAATACCGCCGTGGATTGGAGAGCCTTGAACGCCGTATAATGCTTCATAGAATGGGTAGGCATCAATGGCGGCAAGATTAAAAACGGGCGCTGTTAGTTGCGGTCTCATTATGCTATCCCCCTGTTATGTGGGGTGTATTTAACCAGCGGGTCACTGATGGGGACTGTGGCGCGATAATTGGCGAGTGATTGAATGGCTGGAAGTTGAAGTGCGGTGGCGTTAGTAATGGCCTGTCCGCGAGCCTGGCTTGCGGCTAAATTCGCCTGCGATGTAAGTTCTCGGGCGCGGCCCTGAACTGCTCCGCTGTTTCGGCTCATTCCACGGGCCGCTGCGCTTAAATAACTATCTCTTAAACCTCTGCGTAACATTTGATAGATGGGGTTAGTTGCCTGTGAAACCAGAGAACTAACGAACTCTGAGTTTAGGTTTGGACTACCCTCCCCACGCAGACTGCGAAGATAATCTTCAAAGCCAGTAATACCAGCCGCACGCTCACGTTCAAGCGCCGTTGAAAAAGAGCGGAGATAATCATCTCTCGCCTTAATCTCGGCAGCATTACTTCTTTCTCTACTTAAAACACTTCTTCTGCCCGTAGGTAAAAAAGAAATATTGGTGCTTGGTAATCTGGCCGCCTGTTGCGCGGCTATACTCGCATAAGCCATTTATACTCTCCGTTTATTTGGGTGTAACATTTGCCCACATTTTCCAGTTCCCACTTGGGATAGAAATACCGCCGCCTGTATTTGAATAATTTAAGATTAAAACGCCATTCTTTTTTAACCCTACATTATATGGTCCAGGAATACGCTGCGGTGTATTGGCGGAAATATCTGTTGCGATAGTCTTAATACTGTTATCACTAACCGCCATAAATCTATTTTGATTTGGTCCCTTATAATCAGCGTTAAATATGTTATAGATGGTAGAAGTAGAACCACTGTCAGGCGCAACATCCGTCATAATATAAATATCATTAAGTGTGGCGTCAAAAATAACAGGGATGGCGAGCGTTCCACTGGCTTCTCCCATTGCTGCCGTATTACTATTAGTTCCGCCACTAATGGCGAAAAGTTCGGGGCCTCCCCACCAAGTTTCAGCGGCGATACGCTCATCCCCAGTTCTTAAATCTTCCGAGATATCGCCCATCTGCGTTTTCTTGATATTCTGCTTTCGATAAAGAATATCTGCGTCCTGTGGATTAGCCTCAGGAACGCCATCTACATTTATGATGGGGTTATTCTTTTGGGTGACCATTAGGCTACTTTCACTTCACTCGATGAACCGACGAACCTAAAAGCATTAATGCGGAAATTTGCTCCTGGGTCAATGGCGGTAATCTTCGCACTCATAACATTATAATAGTTCGTCATAATAGGAATGCGAATATATCCTTTGGTGGTGCTATCAATCTTACAGATGACCGTGCTTAAATCGGCGCTGTCTATTGATAGGTTATAGTTATTAGCATTAAATGTCGCGCTATCAGTGGTAATCTCGACAGGTGCCGCAGAATAGTTGCCGAAAAATTGGACGCGTATACTTCCTACCGTATTAGGCGTGTGGATAATTTCGAACCAGATAAATTGATTATCTTTCTCTGGGCCATTTATGGAAATTTCAGGAGTAGTGACCGATGTTTCAATAGGGCCAATAAAAACCACATCTCCTGGTGTAGGTGGACTTGGAAGTGTATCTACGGGTGTGATAAGTGTGCCTGCCACTGTTTGGATAATGCCACTGGCAAATCCATCAATGACGAACGGCACACCAGCCAAAGTTTCGCGCGATGTATAGAGCGAGCCATCTCCGCTCGCAAAGTTAAAGTGTGTGGTTGCGGGACCAGTTGAAGAAACGTAGCCCGATGTTGCGCTGTCAGGATGCGCGCCTTCTGATGTTCCCACTCCATAATAGAACCAATCCCCATTAGCATTGGCGATTACTGGCCGCAATACCAAGTTTTGGTCTGGCGCAGACATTGAAGATTTGATATCAAGACCATAGTGGCCCAGCGTAAATGTGTGGTTATCAATATGGTAATGAATGCTGCGATAGTTGCCCGCGGTGCTTTCTCCTGTGCGGCGCAGGTCCAGCCACCAGATAACTTCTCTCCTATTTGGGTAATACTGGCCGTGAAAACTATTAGCGGCGCCAGTCCAATAAACACCATCCCAGCCGTCAGCCACACCATCTAAAATCTCATCTATGGCGTAAGATATGTGTTCGGCCTGTCCACCGCGAAACATCCATATTCCGTGACGGTCCAGCGTGTAAATGATATTATCTACGCGAACTACGCATTCCTGATTGACCGCACCACGCTTGTCGGAAACCGACGAAACTTTACCTTCGGTAGTTGGGTCTTCGGTATAAAGCAATGTCTCTGTTGAGTGAGAGCCAAATATGAGAAGATTATCATAATAACTTTCCATTCCCACTGGGCTGTCGTCGGTCTTCAAAAGAACATTGGTGAAGTTATTGATGGTGTCCCAGCTTTCAGGAAGTAAAGCATTAGACCAATACAGAACATTTGGGTTAATAGAAGATATGGTATAGTTGCCAGATGTGGTTATGGCTGCCGCATCTTCAAGCGTAATATCAGTTGGGCTATCTACGCTCTTAATGAAGTTGCGCGCATTAATAGTAGGAAACATTAGAAGACGGCCACTCTGGGCATAGGTGGAAGTCCACTCGGTTCCAAAACCACTAACCATAACATCACCTCCAACAGCTGCTGTTCCGCCGCTTTCGACTACGGCGCCACAGCCAAATAAACGCCCGCGGTGAGAAACCACGTTTTGAAATACAGGTGGCTCATAGTGGAACGTTGAATTGGGCGTATCTTCTGTTAGATATTCTGTGATTGGAATTGAAAATGTGCTGGTAGGTTCATATTTTAAGGTAGTACTGTCGGTGGCGTTGGCTACTTCATCAACCAGTCGCCAAGTGGTAGAACCAGGAATAAGAACCTCTAATAGAATGCCGTCTACTTTGGTGTCTGATGATAGCGTTACTTTCCACTGTAACTTATTGCCTGCGCCAGTAACTTCTAACTTTTCTTCGCTTGAAGCATTGCTAACATAGCCGGTGTGCGAATTTTTATACCGATAGCGCAAATAATAAACGCCAAGAATAGCAGAACTACCACCACCAGCGATTACCACCGAAAATGTATCAGGATCAGCAATGCCAGCATCATAAGCCCTGTAAATATTATATCCATAGACCACTTTCAGTTTATCGCGGTCATTGGCGATATAGGCACTCTCTTCAAATTCAGCAATAGTGGGCCGAATAGAAGTTGGGCTGTAAGTGGTTTGGGTAAACTTGGAACTCATTATTCAAGTCCTGGGGAAGTAAAAAACCTAATGTTGCCGCTACTATCAATGATTAGATGGCCGACATTTCCAGCATAGCGTAGTGGCGACATTGATGCGATGTAGCCGGTGGGCTTTAATGTAGAAAGCGCGCCACTATTATCAAGCGGCAAGCAGCGATGAAAGCCTAATCTTGGCCGCAATACATTACGGACATAAACATCAACATTCACCATTTCTTGAAAGAAGCCTGGCTCAAGACTATTCGGTGCTGCGCCCGCGTCCATACCTTGAAAATTATTTTTCATTATACATTCACCGGTGCTAATCTAATATCCACGAACTTTGACGTGGAGCCTGCCTGTCCCACATAACCTAAATCTGTGGTTCTTTTATCTTTTCTGGCCCAGCGTTTTAGGGACGCTATAAATAGGCCATAGCGTTGATTGGTGAGAACCGCTCGCTCTTGGGGATTTTCGCCAAGTTTGATATATCGCGCTCCAAGCCAGTCTAATGCCTTCCAAAGAACTCCAATATGCTCGTCTGGGAAGTCAATTACATCTGTGGAGACAGTAGGGATGGTAGGTAATCTGTAATAAGCAATGTCTATCGTTTGCTGAATAGTAGGTGCCGGCCAAATATGAATACTCTCTTTATGCGTCACTGGATTTGGTCCAAGACTATAAAAGAATGGGCCGCCTAAATAAACGCCATAGGTGCGTTGATGTCCCAGCATCTCTGGATAAGAAATGTGCTGTAATGGAGATTGGAAGTTATCTTCCCAAGGCAACATCATAGTGTCCATATCATTAGGAAGTTCAATCACCGTTTGATAGATGGTAAAGCCACTTGCGGCAGAAGTCGAACCAACGTAGGGATACTCGCTTTCGAGTGTTATGGTTACGCCTCCACCGGAAACACCGTGGCTTTGGATGGTGTATAATGTATCGTCGGCATCACTCTGGAAAAACTGCCCAGAGAGATTAACGCCGGATAACTCCGTAACACCTGTGCTTAATTGAACTGTGGTGCTACCGCTGGTATAGGCTGCGGTTGCGTTTGCGATACCAGAAGTAATGGCGCGGTTAAGTGTAGAGCGATTAGTGGTATTATAGAAGTGCCAGTTTCTAAAACTCGCAATTTCATAATGAGCTTCTTCAATAATCCTATCTGCGATGTTCTGTGCTTTGGTGTCGCTGCGGCCACCTAAAACTTCATCATAGACATACTGGCGGACATCTGCGAGCGTATGCGTGTTATATCTACTCATCTGTGGTCACCTGAACATCCTGTGGTAGTTGGCTGATAATATCTGCGGCGCGGGCTTCTGCGTCATCCTGAGCGGGTGCCGCCTCCTGTGGAGGCATCTCCTGTGGAGCAGGCTGCGGTGGTAAAGCAAACAGCCTTAACTCATTAGGTGGTATCCCAAGTTTCTTATGTAGGTTAGCCCAATAATGGTTGATGATGTCTATATCTTGGAGTTGGCCGCCAATCTGCGCAGCAGTCTCGAATAGCGTGAAACTCTCCTGTGCCATTTGGCTCCTATTTGGCCGTCTCATTCCATCAGCCCAGATGGTTACATCTAAATCATAGATGGGGTTCTCATTATAATAAGAATGATACTCTTCCCAAAACATTGCTTCTTCAGGGCCAACTATGCTTTCAATGTCTTTGGTCGAAGAAAGCGTGCGAAGCGTAAACGCCAGTTTGCGCGTGGTTTCGGTGAAAGCGCGCGTAACTACGGAAAAGAAAGCGTCAACAGTTTTATTGGCGATGCGTTCTTTGGATTGAGTGGCTGTGGCGCTACGTGCTTCGGCACCAGAAATGGCACTTCGCATATCTGTTAGGCCAACGCGCATATCAAACATATTACTTATCATAAAAAACTCATTCCAAAGAGAAGAGTTATCCTGTTTAAGCGATAGTTTCTTGAAACTTTCTTGGAACGCTTCATTTCCCGCAATGATAGAGAAATTCATTGAGTTCTTGATACGCTCAATATCTTCTTCTTCAACGTCTGGATGTAGTTGAATAATACCACGCGAAGTGTTTAGCATAGCATTTAGGAGGAAGATAAACGCCCAGTTGATGGCTCGCTGTTCTGGAAGAGCCGGTTTGATGGGCGACATAGGATAGACAGTGACCGTCTTGGGATATAGGTCAATGAGCGTAAATGGCCACGCGTTGCGCTGCTCGACATTCTCATAAAATGGAATGTCCCAATCCCCAATATCTAAGATGTATGGGCCAATCTTGGAAACGTGTTCATTATAATCGACGTTATTTCTTTCGGCGGTTGGCGCGCGGATAAGAGAAATCTTTACATTGGTGCCAAACTTATCCTCAAACTTTTCGACTAACTCAATGTCAGTATCTTCATTATTTAGGCCAGCATAGATGCCGCCTTTAACATAAATCTCATACCATTCAATAAGCTCATTCGGCGTATATTTATTGGAGAAGAAACGGTCGGCTTTATTCCCGAACATTTTGATAAGTTCTACTTTTGGCGTTTGATGTTTGCGGGCCATCCAAGTAATGTTTCTGTAGTGGCGCGCATCTGGGTCGCACATAAAGTCTTTATAGGAGACGTGTTCTTCAATAGGCATAAATGGAGATTTTAGCAGCTTATTATGGATTATGCCCCTTCCAGTTATTAGCGCATCTTTAATTGCCGCTCGCCGCTCTGCGAAAGTATCCATCATTTCCATATAGTAGGAAAGGACATCTTCCAGGATTTCGGATAGTTGGTCTGCGCCCGCTGGGGATGTTCGGCGCGGCAACACCGTAGCAACCGGGTCTCGGTTATACAGTTCTGGCTCGACGATGCGCGCAAACTCCGATACTTTATTAACTGTTACTTTGAACGGGTTGGTGCGTATCATCTCTGGTTCGTCGCGCAATCCTACGCCAAAAAATCTGCCTGGGTTATCATCATCTACTCCGTGATAAAAACCATAGCACTCTTCGGCGTCTTCTATCCACCGTCGATAATTCTCGTGTTTTTCGGTATATGATAAAACACTGTCCCATCTGGCCGCTATGCTACTATAAAACTTTGCTATGCGGCGCCGCGTGTTTCTACTCGCCATAGGTTTCTTCCTTAATAATACGTTTCAACTCTTCGGTATGCTTATTGGTTATCTTGGGCTTTTCTTTTGCTCGGGCGGCTTCAATACCTTCCCTTTTAGGCAATACATCATAACCACGGGCGCGCAGTTCTTTTACGCGTTTTTCCTGGTCATTTTTCCCAGAAACCATACATCCAAGAGCGGTATCATAAAAATCGTGCTGAACACGCACAGTAGGGCAACTTCGAAAGGCCATCATAGACGCCCAGTTTTCTGACGCACCTTTGGAACGCAGGCGCAAGTATTCTTTACGCTGTTCTTCTGTGGCGCCGACTAAATAATGGGTGTCTCGTGGTGTTAGCATAGATAGGGGGAGAGCCCCAGGAAAATCCTGAGGCTCTCTATTGCTTTCTATAATAGGCCGTTAATGTGGACGGTTAAGCCCGAAGCGGCTGTATTAGTGGCATAGGCGGCATTGGCCGAAAGGGCCTTACCTACTATAACATAGTTAGCATTATCGCCAACGGCATCTGCTTCGGCAGCAAAGCCAGAGGCATCGACGGTTACAGCATCGCCGACAACGATAGTAGTATCGCGTGTCTTGAATGTTGCTTCGCCGGCAACTACGGCGTAAAAGCCTTCCCCAACTGCGGCAGAGCCAGCAATTGAAAGGTCAGCAACGCCAACGATTACTTGCTGAATTCCAGAAGCCGCGGAAGCCGCGGTAACGGTTCCAGGACTTTCGGCAGCAATAGCGTCTTTAACTACTACTGCTTGCCCGTGAAGAATGGTTCCTTCGCCGTTCAGGCAGAGTTTGATGAAACGGCCATCGTCATCGAGACGAACCTGGCCAAAGCGGGCGCCAAGACCAGAACCGGCTACGCCGGTGGCCATTACATCACCAACTTGGAAACTAAAAGCGTTTAACATTTTATGCTCCTGTGATGATTGCGCCGTGTAGAGATGGAATGCGGAAAATGAAGTTCATATTTGCGCGCACTACATATTTTTCAGCAAGGACATCGATGTCCTTATCCTGCTCTACGGTAATAAAATCGCCGTTGCGGGGGGAGATAACTCCCATTCCGCCGCGCTTCGAGAAGTTTAGGATGAAGGCCCGCTTTGCTGGGCAATAATGGTCCTGATAAACAGGGACGCCATCAAAATAGACCATATTAAAGCCGAGTTCGTGGGACTGAACCTTGGCACCGTTGACCACATAATGTAGTTGGGTGTCGGTTTCGACGTTATCCAGGAATAGGCTGTAATCATTGGTATTCATAAATACGCAAAGGTCTTTCTTCATTCCGCCACGTTCGACTGCTAGCAAGATTGACTTGCGGACTGCTTCACGGGCGTTTGCTAACCAAGTGCTTCCGGTGAATTCGGTGCTGGTAGCATCAATTAAGTTGGGGGATAAGAGACGGTAGCCATCGGCTGTGGTATCAGAAGTGATACTGGTTGCGGCTGTGGATTGCCCGCCGTAAGTATCATTATTAACCATAAGAGCCGTAGCACTTCCCAGACTGTCAGAATAACTGGTCCAGGACCGTGCGCCATCTAATGCGGCGCCACTATCACCATCTGCGTATGCTTGGGCGGAGAGACCTGCGGCGAGAGTATCGCGCAACTGCTCAACGAAACGCTGAGCCACGTTGACTACGAACTTGCCGTGAGCCTGCTCACGCTCGATATCATACAGAAGTTCGGTGGTGACGAAGTTCTTATATTCCAACTCCAAAGTACGGTAGATGTCGGTTGCTTGGAAGTCTAGGGTCTCGCCTACGTTGATGACCTTTGAGGCACTGCGAAGTGCGCGGACGGGCCATCTATAAGTGTGAGAACCTGTCCCAATTTCCTTGCCACTTTGAAGAATTTTTTTCCACAGAGGATTAATCTGGGTCAAAAAGTCCTCGACAAAGAGATTTAGGAACTTTTCGGCAACACGGTCTACTCTAACTGTGGTAGACATTTTTTACCTTCCTGACCGCTTCATCTCTTTCTCCAATTCTTCCTTGAGGAAATCGCTAGCGGACAGTTTTTCGGGTTTACGGGTATGAGAACCCGCTCTTTTACCTCTGTGCTGGCGCCGTTTAGGTTTCGGCGCTAATTCCCGCAAAATGCCGTATGCTTCCAGCTGAGAATAGCCCTTACTCTCCAATTTCTTCATTTCTGATTGGTGAGCAGATAGAAACTCTTCATCTGTCTTCATTTCGGTTGCGGACTGGCGATAAGTATCTCTCTCATCGAGGTAGCGTTCTAGCGTAGGGCCAATTAGTTCGATGATGGCTCCGTGTGGATTAGCCAGAAACGCTTCTGCGAAGTCCCCTTGGCGCTTTTCAATTTCTTCCCTCGAGAGGCGGCTTTGCTTAGCGCCAGTGAAGGGATAATCATTATCTTCGAATGCGGCCAGGGCGTTTCGCGCACTCTCCGCTGGAGGACCGTCCTCTTTTGGAGATTTAGCCACCGGCTCCGGGTCTTGGGCCACAGGAGCTTCGGGCTCTTCGTCATCTTGATGACTGTCTTCGAGGAATTCGTCGTCTTCGAGAGTTTCGGATGCGCCGTCATCGGCGCTGTCTCCCTCTTGGAGACCGTCGTCGAGACGACCGTCGTCGAGACTCTCAAAAAAATCTTCTTCCTTACTCATTTGGTTCCTTTCAAGCGATTTAAGATTTCGGGGACCGATAGTTCCTCGACTTCCTTTTTCTCTTGGAGGTCGAGTTTAGCGCCTTCGGTGTGTTTTAGCAACTCGGTAAGTTGCTTGATACACGCTTTCGCTTGGGTCGCGGCTGCTTCTTTATTACCGGCATCCATTAGCCTTTCTATATCAAATTTAAGTATCTCGAATAGATAGGCGAAAAAATCCGCGGAGATTCCGCGTTTTTCCATACTTTTTAAGATGTCTCGGGAGTTTAGGACTTTCCCGAGATGATATTTAGTGTCTTTGGTGCTTAATTTCAAAAAAAATTCTCTAAAAAAAATTTCAGGGGTGGCATAAATAATCATCCAACCCCACTGGGGGGACGCACCCCCCGAATTCTAACCGCACCTCTCATCCTTTATGAGGGAGGAAGGTATAGTCTCTACTGTTATGTCGTCTGTCAATCATATAAATCCCAATAAATCTTTTTTTTTCTTACACTTTTTTTTTATGAGTCGGGGGGGGAGAAAGAATGTTCCCGCTCCGCGTCTACCACGGACGCCACTCATCGCCGCTCATTCTTCCTTGGTGAGCCATCTATGGATGAAAGTTTAGCGGCCACTTGGGAGGTTCTATACTGGCGCTGCTGCTACTTTCTTTTTAGTTGGTGTAAGTGGCGGCTATTTATTCAGCACACCGACGACCAGGCATAGGCATAAAGAGAGAGAGAGCCGACGAGCTCAACACCTCAGGGCTAGAGGTGGAGCAACTTGCCGAACTCTCTCTCAAGGAGCAGTGAGCGCTATACTGCTTTACTCATTATTATCTCTTCTTTTAGTTCCTCGATGCGGTCTTGGATATTTTTAGGCATATCCTCTTGAATATCAGGGTCAAGTAATACCTTCAATATCATTTCTTCGGTAAATACACGGCTTGGTCTCATCATCCAACCATAATATTCCTCCCAAAACTCTTCATCTGTCATAAGAAGTATATTAATATTCAAACACGCACGGTCCATCGCTAAACTATCCGTAACTTCTTTTACCACTTCTTCGCTATAAGGCAGGAGGCCATCTAAGCTATCAATATATTCCTCAAGTCTATTCAAATCCCAAGATGAAAGTTCGTGTCTCATCAAGGAAGCTCTCATATGCCTATATTCATCAGTATATTTCTCAGGTAAATGAGGAAGAACGGTATTTTTCACCTTATCAATGATATGAATATCATACTCACTAGGATTCTCCGCCTTAGCGGCTTGCTCCGGAGGTAAATCCTCTAGCATCCTTCGGTAAATCTCTGTGTAAACATTCATTACTTACTCCTTTACTTTCTTTCTGTTTAATCAGCACTCCTCCATAGGCCATCTATGGAAAAGTTTAGCCACTATCCAAAGTCTGCTTCGCAATAATCAATATCCTTGAGGTCGCATTCTATAATTGCTCGCTCTTCTTCTTCTGTCCAAGGTTCATCACTCTCCATCATCTCACTCATATAGACGGACTCGCCTCTCCACGAGCGGCTCGCGCATATCGCATATCTCTGTTGCGAGCGTGTTAATTCATTCCAAGTCATTACTAACTCCTTTTTAGTTGGCGGCCATTTAGCCGCATTCTTTCCTACCACTATAATAGTGAAAAACCTTGAACCTTCTACACTTTTTTCTTGCTTTTCTTGGCGTGTTTATTTAGAAGGGCGACGGCAGCCATATCCCTGTTAGTAGGCAGGACATATAAGGCTCTCGAACCTTATAGGGAAAAGTTGGGATGGTGGTGCGCTGTTTATCCCGAAGGGTCACACTTACAGCAATAATAATGCCCAAGATGCTCAGTAACATCTCGACATTGGATTTCTGGGGAAATTTGGGGGCTCCCGCTGCGCCTCTGCTTCGGTCAGCCCGCTCATAAAATTCTCCTACTTCTTTCTCTATATGGGTCAATTAGGATAGTTGGCGTGTTTATTTCGAAGGGTCAAAGAGTTTTTGGCTCTCAAGGCGGGAAAATGGGGGTTTTTCGCTGGGAGGAGTGGACTATCCCATTTATAATCCCCCCACATATAAGGCTATACTCTTGATGTTACTTCTTATGGTGTTTAAGAAAGTAAAACCTACCGTGAGGAAGGTTGAATGGTCACTTTCTGCGTTTCTGGATTTCTTGCTCGACCTGACGAATTCCCCACCTACTTCTATAATCTTTGCGTATCCAATCTATAATAGAGTTGCGGATAATGGTGCGAATTAGGGCCGTAGGTTCGGCATCTTCTGGGATACCTGCTTTCCACAGCCCTATCTCCGCTTCTTGATAAGCATCTTCATTTAGATTATGGAGTTTGGCGGCAACTTGCCCTATTAGATTATGAAGTTTTGGATATATCCCAGGATACCGCATATGTGTCACCTCTCTGGATAATCTTGAACCCTTTGCTGGTTAGGTATTCGGCGTGTTCGTCGCCTAATCTCTTGAATTCGATGCTCATTTTGCCGTCCTGTGCGGCCTTATCAATGTTCTCGATAATAATCCGTTGGTGATGCTCTTTGGCTATCCAATAGGCTTTATTTGCCGTGTATTCGCGGCTACTCTTGGTATCCATCTATCTTCTCTTCTTTCTTTGGTGCTGGGATGGCTGTCTTCTTTACGGCTGATTTAGCCGCCATTAGGGCTTTAAGTGGCTCAAGGAGTGTGCGCACTTTTTCTTCTGCCTGTTGCTGTAAAGCGCGTAATTGGGCGGAAAATCCATAAAGTGTGACTGGATTATCGCAGTGTTCTACTGCTTCCGCTACCTTTTCTAAAAGGGTTTCATTTTCATTCATCATTTCCATTTTCAAATCTTTCTATTGCTTGGCGAAGCCTTTCTTCGCGCTGTTGCTGATACTTTTTAAGGGACTTTTTATAGCAGTCCTTACACACATAAAAGTAATGCGCGTAAAATGTTTCCCGAGAGTATGGTTTGCCGCAATCGGCACATTTATAGGTTTCAGGATTTGGGGGTGTTCCACGAGATTTCAAACTGTCCTCCAGTGCCTGATATGGTGTAATCTAACTTGGTTAGGGCTTCTTTTATGACCTTTTTGGATAGCCGCATCATCGCGCCTTCTTTGAGCGGAGGCGGCAGATATTCTACCAAATTTAGGTGGCAGTAGGTCTCTCCTCTTCCAGCATATACTCGAATAGTGGAGAATATTTTATCCATAATTGATTGAATTGCCGCTGGTGAAAGTAGCAGTCTTCGCTTCTCGATAGCGGCTTTGCGGGCTTGCTCGGCATCATACATTAGAACCCCTCAAGGCATTAGGATGTTCCACTAGAATAATATTGAAAAGGTGCCGTTCGACCTCCGTGATGGTATTAAAGTAGCGCGCGAGTTCTCTCACTACATAGTCGGTTTCTATCCTGACAGCCAAAGTTCGACCACCCCGCTTATATTCTAGAAAACATTGAAATAATATGTTTGAAATTTCCATTTCGCACTTTATTATGAAGGTTTTATCCGCTATTTCCTCTTCATTACGGGCGATAATAGCGTCTTTTTCTTCTATATTTTTCACCAATCTCAGTTCTTTCTCTCGAAATTCCTTCCTTTGGCGTGGTTTGCTGCGTCCCCACATTAAAATCCCGCTTCCTTTCTAGTCTTTTTGACTTGGGCTGGTAGACATTCTCGGTCGGGAAAGGCTGGATATGTTAGGTTATCTCGGCGATTTTCCCCGCTTCCTTGAGCCAAATATAGGATGAGTTGGCATAAATCTTCATCATTCACATTGAAATAGGGCGGCGCTATTACATTATAGGAGACCCAGTTCTTTAGATTTCTAAATGCGGATGCGGCGTTTAGTCCTAAATGACTGGCTTCTAACATTATTTGGCGTTTTTCAGGATATATTAGGATAAAGCGATGTTTATAGCACATCATATGCTTACCTTCGCTCTTGAGGTTATTAAAATGACCGCCATCTGTGAAAGATAGCAGAAAATCTTTGGCGTTTCGCTTTATTTCTATGACCCAACTATCATCAGGGCTGGCTACATCTCCTGTGAGGAGTGAGCGGCGAACCTGCTTCCCGCTCTTGATGGTGTAAAGTTTTAGCGGCAAAGTGCGCGCTTTTATGTAGGGCGCCCACCCAATTTGATTGATTTCTAGGTGGTCTGCTATTACTTCAATCATTTTTTATGGTGCTTGAAATATTCTACGACTTTTAGACGGCGCAATGCTTCTGCTTTGGTCTTATATGGGCCACCGAGATTGCGATGAGTTCTTTCGGAGACTACATAGTAGCCTTTCTTTTTCTTAATAATCATAATTTTTCAATCTGCCTTTCAAGTTGGGATGCTGTGATGCCTGCTAATAGAATGAAGTGGTAAGTGGCACACCATTCGATAGTTTTTTGGAGAATAACGTGGCCGGGCACTTTTGAATAGCGCGTGCCGCGCAAAATGTCCGCGATGAGTGGCGTAATCAACCAGCGATGCTCGAAGGAAGCGGCGCGCTCCCCCAGTTTTAGAAAGCGAGCGCGCCTTTTGGCTAAACATAAAGAAGCGCAGAGGTCTTCGACGCTATGTTTGGCTTCGATACAGACTTTATTTGGTTGGTCGGCGAGTGCGTAATCGCCCGTTTTGAGGCGTTTGCGTTCAGTTTCGCACATAAACTCTAGAGGTCTTTTTTCGCGGTCATCTATTAGGATTTTCATTGAGATAATCTTCAATATTAGTGATAACTGCGCGAGCAGCCGCAAAGTCTTCTTTATAAACGGCTTCAATCAAGTCGCGCAGCATCTGCTTTTCGAACCGAATAGAGATGAATAGGTGTATAAGAAAGGTTCGCACTATTTTAGGTAGTTGGTGGATGTGGTGTATATGGTTTTCCAAGGAGCAGTGGTATCACTTTTATCCCATATGAAAGTGGTGGTTTGGGGCAGCGAAGGAAATGCCTCGCAACCAACATAGGATACTTCCCAGCCTGCGTCGATGCGGTCATCGAGAAGAGTTTTGACGCCTTGGTGAGCGCCATAGCGGCTGCTGTTCTCCATACCATCTGTGAGAATGATTAGAAGTGCGTTTTCTCCATCAGGGACGGAGAATACTGCGCGTAAAATCGCGTCATATAGTGCCGTAGAGCCGTTCGGCAGATAGGATTTGATGGTGTGCGGGCGTGGCTCTCTCCATTGAACGGTCTTGACTTTTCCATTGAAAGTGAATAGGGAGAATAAAGCACCGTTTGCTTCCGCTCCCATCTGTTCGGCCCATTCTTTATAGGAGTTGAGTGTTTCCTCTCGAATGTGGAACATACTGCCGCTCTCGTCGAGTAAAAATATAATGTTTTTTTTCATTTGGTTCTCCGTGCCATCTATTAGGCTTATTAACTATATTTCAAATCCATTTTCTTCAATATCTCATCCCACTCTTTAGGCACATATAATGGATTTTCTCGACAATATTCTAAAATATCGTTAACATATTGCCCATCTTGAGATAAAAGACGAATAGCCTGTCTATATGAACTTTCTACGGGAGGCATAGGTAGTCTCGTTAAAAGCACATAATTTATACAGGTCAGTTGGTCTTCAAAACTTAATGAATAGAAGTTGAGGGTTAGGGACTTTTCGACAAAAGTTAAGAATGATTTTATTCTAGTTCTCCACGTTTTTTTACTCATCGGTTTCTCCTTTAATTTGATTTTATCATCTATATTACATAGATTTAACATTGAGAAAAACTTTTTTCCTTCAATGTATAGTACACTTATTTAACATTGAGGAAAAACTTTTTTTACATATAATGAGTAGTATTATCATTCCAAATAAAAGGACTGGGATTATATGGAATAGGTGTGATGGGAGATTTATCTAAAATATAAATAGGATAGGTGATAGTAGTGGTTTTTAATCTTTCGATTTCTTTTTCTAAATATTCAATATATTCTTTATCGGTCATTTTTTTCCCACAGCGAGAACAGTTTCTTTTCATTTTATACTCCTAATTTTCCTTGAACACTGTATGTGGTGTCACTAATTTTCTTTATTTTCTGTGCTATAAATAATTTTATGGATGTTTCTTGATTAGTCATAACTGGCGTATCATATTCTTCAAGCACATATTTTACATTTATTCTGTTTTGGATAAAGTTATGGTGGGATTTTAGTCTCTCTAAATGTTTTTCTTTCGATAACTTTACGCACTGATGAAGCGTATTATCAATTTCTGGTTTCAGTTCTGGGCATATTTCATATCCTATGGAGTTTCTGCCCGAAATGGCTGCGGCTAATGCTGTGGTGCCTAATCCCATAAATGGGTCTAATATAGTATCGCCATATATGGAATACATATTTATTAGGCGAAATGGTATATTTAGGTGGTATGCTGCCGACCTTTTTCTCGAATAGGAAGTAATGTTTTGCCTTACTCCACCGACATCAGACCAAACATTGCTAAACCACTTATTTCGTTCTTCCCAAAAAAACGCGCTATTTCGCCGCAACTCTTTATCATTTTTGAATTCGCGCCTTGGGTTCTTGCGAAAAATCAAAATATGCTCGTGTTCCATTGTAATATATGCACCAACTGGCAACATTCCAGAACCCATAAATTTATTCGGTTTATTACTGGTTTTCTTCCATATAATGCTGGGAAGCATATCTAACTTTGAGGATATAAAATGCTCAATAATCCTTGCGTGATTAGGATAGACAGCAAATCTTTTTCCAATGGTTCGAGTGGCGTCACCAATATTAATACAGATAATACCGCCCGGCGCCATAACTCTAATACATTCATTCCAAACTGCGTTTAATTCAATGTTCATTAATTCATATGCTTTTACGCCATCTTCTTCTTCTATCGCTTTCGCAATTTTTTTATTCATTAGACTAAACTGTTTATCCCACATTTCTATCATTGGATATATTGGAGACGTGATAATAAGATTTACGCTCTCATCAGGAACATCTTCCATTTTTTGAGAATTGCTAAAATAAATTTTATGAGTTGTCTTATGTTCCATTAGTTTTTTTTGATAATAATTTCGTGAGATTTTTTAATATGGGTATTACCTGCTTCTATGCGATTTTTACCAATGCGTGTTTCTCCCTGCCCCATAGTGTAAGACCAAGATGGGAAGGATTGCTCGAAACCATCATATAACTTGCGGACTGCTTCGCAATTATTATAGGATAGAATGACTGGGCCTTTATGGTTATGGATTAATTGCGCCAATAACTTATGATTAAAGCCTCTTGAATGACAGGTAATATTTCTCATAGGATAAATACCGCGAAACATTTTATTTTCTTTATCAGGTCTACCTAATATTTCTTCTGCGTCTTCGTTAAGTAAATAGGGCGGGTCTAAATAAAAGCAATCATTAGGATAACGCTGAAAAACCTGTTCAAAACTTCCACATTTTACTTCAAAATTAGATGCTTTGAATGTTCGCACTCTCTCTAATATAGCATCATAGCGCTTTTGGTTCATATAAACGCTTGAAGGCCAGCCTAAAAATCCTGGTCCATATGATAGATTATGATTAAAAAAATAATGTATGGCTAATTCCAACGAATTAAGTGCTATCTCTTTATTCCAATGTTTTTTGAGCCGCTCTTTAATTTTAGCATAAGTTTCTTTATTTGGCGTCAATTTAGATAAGCCCATAGCCAATATTTCTGGGCTATTAATTTGCCACACCCAATAATTTATCAAAATATCAAAAATATCATAGCCTATAACTGGAATATCGAATATTTTATTGATGGCGAACTCAACCGAACCACCACCTAAAAATGGAGATATTAGTCTGTCGATAGGAGGCAGGGCTTCAATAATAAAGCCGACAGCATTAGTTTTACCGCCCGCATATCTCAGAGGAGAACTGATTACACGCTTATATTTTCCATTCTTATTTTTGATGGAAGCAAGAAACGCCTGCTGTTTATCTTGGAAGCTCATTTTGCGTCAGGAAAGCCGCAACACGGGCATCGTTAACCACTGACTGAGCCCATTATCAATGAAATTAGTCTCTTGCCCACTTGACTTTTGATTAGTAGGCCTCTTCAACAGCCATTTTTCTCTATATTCCCGTTCTTCTCGGCTTCCTCTTTTCATAATTTCCTTTTTAGCCGGGACAGCGGCGAAAAGGCTGTCCCCGCCAAGGTGTCTTGGACCACTCTGTGGTCTAAGATAGTCTGACGCAACTTTACACTCATTGATGACCATATGATAGAAACCAATGCTTTTATTGGAGAACCAGTGAAATTTCTCGGGATAATTCAGGAGAGCAATGAGGATATCCCTATAAGTATGGCTTTTTAGGAGCCGCCCGAATACTTTGCGCGCCCGTTGGCGTGCTTTGCGTGGGAGAAAGCCGCCGCCCAGATTTAGGACGTGTTTTTTCCAGTTGCCGATAAGCCTATTTACGCGGCCCATAAATGTTCTTTTATCCGTATGAATGCCCTTTGGATTGAGCCAGTAGCGCTTTTTTGCTATGGTAGCCCGGCATTTCTTACATCTGCCCTGTTTGGGCGAATAATCGGTTAGCGGCTTTTTCTTTCCGCAGGAATTACAGGTTTTCATACTATAATATAGTCAGTAAAGCAATTTGCTGCAATCTTTTTTTCTAAAATTCTGTTTGGCCCAGTTCGCGCCGTTTTTCGCGCAATCTCCGCTTCTTCGCTTCTTGGAAGAATTCTTCCACATAGTCGGTTCGGGTCCAGTGTTTGGCTTTCTTGGATTTTGGTATTAGATTACAGATATAGAGTGTCGCATCGCAGCAGTCAATGTAGCCGCGCTTCTTGGGTTTACCGGTTCTCGCATCCCAACTATAATAGGAAAGTTCTTTGATGAGTTTGGTGCAGCGGTTTTTCACCAAGAATGCCCGCCCACTCTCGAAAGTCTGACGCATTTTATCCAGCGCGCCATTTTTCCCCATCTTTTCTGCGGAAATGACGCCTGTTCCTGTGTTAGAAGCGCGTATGCCGTAGTGTTTGAGCCATTTACTCATCTCTACCTTGAGGCTACCGAGTGGGCCGCGGTCAGTGGCGCAATCCATAACTATGCGCGTAATGCCGTTTTTCTTGGGAATGTGCCAGCGTTGGCACAGTCTGGCTATATTTTTGGCGGCCTTTTCTACCGTTTGGTTAGCCTCAGTATAATCGCTATCAATAAAGTAGGCATTGCGGTTTTCTGCGTTTATCGCACACATCACTATCCCAAATCTTGCTTTTCCGCCGCCCGGGTCAATTCCAACGATAATCTCGCACCTGCGGTCAATAATCCAGTGTCCACTTTGCCGGTATAAAATGGGACATTCCTGCGCCGTTATTACAGCATCCCGATATTTAGGGATAACGAGCCCTGCTCGCGCTGATAATTCGCCCTCAGTTTTGACGCCCAGCAGGTGTTTCGGGATGGTTGCGCGGAACCTCTGCTTCATTTCTTCGCTTATATGGTTAGCATCACTCAATCCCCATTTATATTTATGGGAATTTGGGATAACTCCATCCTCAATATCGACGAACCAGTCAATGATTTCCTGAGATGCATCCAAGAATGTCGCGCTACATACCAGCGAGCCATCCCTATCCAGCAAGCGTGTTTGGATTCCGCAAGCATCCCGTTAGTTCCAGGTGGCAACGCCTCATCTAAAAACACATAGTCTGCTACCCAGCCTTGAAATCTATCTGCTGTTTCGGCTGATGCGGGGATTGCGCGTATCTCGGTGCCGTTCGTCAGAACCACCAGGTCCATCCCTGAGCGTCCCTTATGGAACTCACGGATAAACTCTTGGGGGATTAGTGGCGGTCCCCAGGCGCCATCCTGGTAAGCCTGATAGCCTGTCAGGCCCTTCTTGGGTATCTTGAACTGGAAATCCTTGAAAAGTTTAGGGACTATGACCTGAGATATGGTCGCATAGGTGTTGGTTACCACCACTATTTTTAGATTTTTGGTGGTTAGCGCAATGCGAGCGAGTGCGCACATTACGGATTGGCTCTTGCCTAATCGGTTGCCGGCAGTCACCAAATATTGGCGATAGGTATGGGCTTCAATATCGGCGAAGAATTGACGCTGATAGTCCTGTGGCTGAAAAAGAAAAGCGCCGGTGGAACTTATCTTGAGGAGTTGCTCCAACGCCGCTGGGTCATTTTTCTTATAATATTTGATGTCGGCTTCGGTCAGATTGAATGGATTAGCGTTTTTGCCGGCATTTACGCATTTTCGGCAGACTTCTTTATTATCCTTATAGTAGCCGCCTCTTCGGTCTTTCTCTAAACCGCACACTTGACACGTGCGGGTGACCTTCTTCAATTTCTTGGTCATTATTTTCCCTTCAGTCGGTAGTCAGTTAAGACGGATATACCGACATAAACGTTCGAGATTTACTTCTCTATAATCTTCATTTCAACTAAAATGTCTCCGGTTGCCTTGAGGACAGCCATTGCTTCACTTTCGGTTAGTTGGTGGTCTTCGAACGCTGCTTTGATTAGATTGATGATATTTAATACTTTACGCCAATTGCGTAGGATTTTCCAGAACATTTTCATTATGCGAATATCGCTTTCTCCCACATAGACATTACATTATTATAGATTACTAATGCTGAACTTGGGGCTATGTAGGCCATTGAGTTAGCCGTTGGGGTAATACTTTGAACGTCGCTAAATACTGGCACAGTAAACACACCGTCCGTGAAGAAATAGACACCGCTGGCGTTGCTGTTATCTCCGTTGATAGCCAAATATTCCAAGAGTGTCTGTGATGGATAGATGTATTCATAGGCGCCAATATCATAGAGACCATACTGCGGGCGAGCCGTTCCAATAATATCAATGTCGCCGCCATAATCAGCCGCATTAGAGACGCCCGCATCAGTTAGTGGCGAACCAGCAATTGGCGCCAAATTTCTAACTCCGCTATTGGCGAAACACGTTGAAGCGTCTACATTAGTTAGCGGTCTATCTCCCGGCGCGCTACTATCGCTTGAAGCGTTGCCACTACCATAGATGGTCGCTGTTCCAACACTCCAATCACCTCTTAGATTATTTAATGAAGCACAGTTTATAATATAGGCTGTCGCACCATCTTCAACTTTTATTCCTTCTCTAAAACTATTATTACTTAGGTTGCTATTAAAGCCAATACAGTTAATAAATTCAGTGTATGATGTATCATTTAATGAAAATGCTCTTTCATCACCATCTATACCGATACAGTTTCTCATTATACCAGAGCCACCATTAATTGAAGAAATACAGTAACTTTTACCAGAAGAAACCACATCATTCAAAACATAACCTACCACCGTGTCACTGAAACGTCCAACGCGAACACCGTCCATATAAATACCAGAAATTCTGGGATAATCTTCGCGGAAATATAGGCCTGGCGATGTGCTGGCGGTATTTTTCCAACCTACACCTTGACCATATACCCCACTATGGTTGAATGCTCCACCAGATGGATTATTAGTCCAAACTCTATAAAAGTTTGCGTTAGTAGTGGCGCCTTGAATATCTAATAAAGATGCCTCAGTTACCTCAGAGTGAAACTCTAAAATCTCAATGGTGGTGGTAGTCACCAAATCATTATCAGTGGCCGACTCCCAAGTAATAGCCGATGTATAGTCGGTTGCGTAGGGATGGCCGCCACTCGCAATGGTGCTTACATTAACAGTCATACTTTTCTTCCTAGTTTGCGGTCATATAGGACGGAGCGTAATTGAGGTAGGGTGAGTGTTATTTTTCCACTTAATAATCTATTTCTTTGAGTTGGTGTTATATTTTCTAACATAACTCTAAACCGATGCTTATGGGTTTCCGTAGAGCCTAAATATTGCCGCAAAGTATCTGCGGTCACGCCGGTTATTTTAATGATAGCGAAGTTTGGCGGCCCTTCTTTGGTTCCCCATTGATGGCCGTCTTCCATAACAGTCAAAGTGCTACCATTATGTTTATCTCGCATACTGATAATAAGTTCCGCCATTTTAAGCCAACTGATGTGTTTTCCACGTAGTTAAATCGTGGGCGATTGCTAACTTGCCGCTGGGCGCCACGAACACCATCTGTCCTGATGTAGTGGGGACAGGTAAAGTATCAACTGTCGGTATGACTATCGAAGACTTTAAGAAATCGAAAGACCCCGAAGCATTTTGAAATGTATCAAAATCATTTATATGTGTAATCTTCATTTATTCCGCCATCAATAAACTCATCCAGCCATTTCCGCTCGCCACATAGAATGTATTAGTTATGTTATCATAAGAGACGTGTCCATCTCCACGCATATTAGAAGATTGGTCTACGCCACTCGGCATAATAAGTTCTTCCGTAAAATAGTAAGAACCCGAACAGTGATGAATACCATATTTATCAATCAAAATATGTTTAGACATTAGATACTTTCCGTATAAAGTGAGCCGTCTGTGTTAACGCGCATTCTCCAAGCGCTCCCATCTCCACTTGCGAGAAGAACCACGCTATCAAAAGCACCTGACGCAAATGGTTTAGCCTTTGAGCCGAGCATATAGGCACCGCTGGTATCAACCAAGATATCTCCGGTTGCCGCGCGGCTATCAACTGGGCTTCCGCTTCCGCCTCCGCCCGCAATACCAGATATGGTTAGAGTTGAGCCAGCCACGCTTGCCGTAACAGTGCCAGCACCAGCAATGGTTAGGTCTGATGGATATATGGTGCTTCCTGACGCAATGATTGAGCCTACGCCGGAGCCGTTTGATGTTCCGCCGCCCCCGCCCAAGAAATCTCCAACAGCGACACCGCTGATATACATTTGGGACGCGGCTCCAACGGTAGTTCCTGAAAGCGGGACACCGCCGTTATTTCCAGATGCCGCAAAGTCTGCCCGCAGTAGATACTGTGTGTGGTCGTCGTCTGCGAGACCAGTCAGTAATCCGTGGTCAGTTACGCCACCACCAGCACCTGCTATGCCGGAGATGGTCATCGTGGAGCCAGCCACACTTACTTTGACCGTTCCTGCCCCATCAACTGTTAGGTCACTTGGATAGATGGTGCTTCCAGAAGCGATGATTGAACCAACACCCGAGCCATCTGCGCCACCTGCGGTAGTGCTTAAATAATCCCCAACATTCACACCAGAAATGGTGACCTGTTTAGCAAAAACGCCACTTCCTCCTGTGAACGTTCCACTTACTCCGGCTCCATTTTCAATAAGTAAATCATTCTCTGCATTACGTTTTAGTTTTGCATCACTTCCCCATAATACATAAGCACCAGTTTTCCATTCTAATCCACCGTCAAATAATAATGCTCTTTTAATGGCGCCTTCGTAGAACTCAATAGAACGGGTACTTTTATTTATTCTAACGGAGTTGGTAACATCTCCAACTACTAATTCTCCGATTACTTGACCAGAACCAGCAATAAAACCAGAACTAAAAGTACCACTATTTGCATATACATTATTCCATCCAGAACCATCATTACCTATATCATAAATATGATTAGTGTCAGGGATAATATCTCCGGTAGCAGCACGACTATCAACGGGATTTCCGCCACCAGCAGTCCCAGCAATACCAGATATGGTTAGGGTGGAACCAGCCAACGAAGTAACCACAGTTCCTTGACCTTCTACGGTTAAGTCTGTGGGGTATGTTTGAGTTCCTGAACTAATGACCGAACCTATTCCAGAACCATCGGAGCCACCGCCAGCAGTTGGACTTAAGTAATCCCCTACATTTA